AGGAGAAGGGCTATAGAGTTTTTATTCACTGATATAATGAGGGAGGCTAGTCGCTAATGAATTGGTTAATAACATTAGGTGTTATTGTGGCTACTGGATTTATGTTTTATGCAGTTAAATTACAAAATGGTAGAAAGTGAGGCTAAATCATGATTAACTGGGAACGCTGGGATAGAAGCGTTATAGAAAAAGTGCATGGTAAAGTTTATTATTATCGAGATCTGTACGAGGGCAAACATATGTCATTATTCCCTCGAGCGGTTAATTTAAAAAATACCGGTGAAATTATCGGAAATCTAAAGGATCTCTCCGAGGGGAATAAATTAGCGGACGGAGTATATAAAGACGGCGTTTATGTTGGGGATCAAGAGCAAGATAGAGTTTCAAAGACGCCTTATATTATTGCTAACGTTTCTAAATTAATCCCGGAGATCCCGGCTATGTTAGTAAGTCGCTCCATAGGTCAAGTATACCCGGCTAACGATGTAGATTATACGGACGAGGTTAGAGAGCTGCAAAAGACTGTTATCGATGAGATCGAGGAGGATAGCAATTTACGTTTTGAACATTATACAAATATCCTTCAACATCAAATTGACGGAGGACTCGTAGGGATCGTTACTAAAGAGGTGGACGATCTACCGCTAATCGAAATGAAAGCAAGGGATACATATTTCCCTCACTCCGACGGTAAAGGAGCGGATATCGCACTCGAGGAAGAATACGAGGACGAAAACGGAAAGCTCGAGGAGTATTTACACATTTATAGAGAGCGGATCGAGAGACAGCCCGGACGAGATCCAGTAACTAAAAAGCGTAACTCTAACCTAATTATCGAGCATATCCTCTATAAGCTGGGCAAGGATCGTAAATTAGAGCGGCTATCCGATGAGGAGACATTAGAAAAGCTAGGATTAGATGAGCTAAAGACAACATATAAAGATAGACGACGAGGCTTTATCCATTACTGGGCTAATAACAAAACATTTAACAAAGAGCTAGGCGTCTCCGCTATGGAAGGGCAAGAAAGCAAGCAAGAGGAGATAAATTGGACTCTTACTCGAAATGCTATTGTGTTTGAACGAAACGGTAAACCTCGTATTGCTGTAAATAAAAAGCTCATGACATATCTACGAGATAAGGCATACGATAGAACAGGCGACGATAGCCGTATAGACTCTAGAGATCTCGAGCTTATCGAAATGGACGAGGAAGGGCGCTCTATTGAAGTATTTCAAATTGATGTAGCTAAAATAGGCTCGCTTGAATGGGTAAAAGATCTAATGAAAATGATGTTTGTAGAGACTCAAACAAGCGAAAAGGCTGTAGATTTCTATATCGATGGGACAAATACAGGAGGAGCCGCTAGCGGTATAGCTAAATTCTACGATCTGTTTACGTCCATTATCAAAGCGGAAAAGCTAGCTAAAGAGTATGTAGCATTCTTGCAGGATCTTTACGAGTCCGCTTTATGGATGGAGAGAGAGCTAGGAGATATCCCCGAGCTACCGGTAGACAAGCCGGATATACATTTAACGGATATGATCCCTATTTCACGTAAAGAATTACTGGAGCAAGAGGCGCTTGCATACGAGAAGAAAATCCAATCACGCTACGAAACAGTTAAAAAGATTAAACCTAACGATAGCGAGGAAAGCGTAGAGGATGAAATCGCACTAATAGAGTCCGAGAATCAAAGTGACGATACAAACGGCATATTAGGAGCTAGATCTACTCTCTCTAACCTACTGGATAATAAAGACGAGCAAGTAACAGAGGATGAGGACGAGAGCGGAGCAGATCCTAAAGAAGATCCGCTAAAAGATAAGAACAATAAAGCTCCAGTAACTCAATGATATTAGCACTTGAGCGATAATGTTACACATGAAACAATGGGATATCTTTAGGGTATCCCTTTTCTATAGGAGGTTATACTATGGCACGTAAAACAAAAGAGGAGCAGATTGTAGAAATTGTAGCCGCTGTAGTTGAATCGTTAATAACTGATATCGGTAGCGTAGGGGATATTTTCGATAATGCACAAAAAGCCGGCTTACTCGAGGCTATCCTCATTCGATTAAAGGATCTAGGGATCGTATTAGAGCAATTATTCCCTAAAGCGATAGCAGAGGCGTATTCTACAGGGCTAAAGTTTGGAGAGGCTGCACTCGTAACCGCTGGATTAACAGGAGGGACGCTAGTAGCAACCGCTCCCAGTAAATTAATACACGTAGAAGCATTAGACGCCCTCGTATCTAAAGGTATGGGAGATCTAAAAGCAGCCATTCGCACAATGCAAGAGGAAATACCGGAGCGGCTGGAGCAAGTATTAGAAAATGTACAAAAGGATCTAGGTACTACTATCCTAACCGGCGAGAACAGAAAGAAAGCAACCGCTCGAGTAGCTCATACTTTTGCTAAAGAGGGATTATATTCATTCATAACAGCGGATAACAAAAAGCTCCCTTTAGATTTCTACGCCGCTACGGTTACAAAGACAAAATTACGAGACGCTCATAATCAAGGATCCGTAAACCGCTATATCGAGAATGGAGTAGATCTCGTAATAGTGGATAAACACTTTCCAACCTGCAAAGCATGTTCACAAAAGCAGGGGATCGTTATTAGTTTGTCCGGAAAAACAAAAGGATATATATCCGCCGATGAGATCGGACTACCTCCTTTTCATCCTCATTGCAGACATACGATAAAGCCCTATATTTTACGTGGTAAATCCGCCGAGGAAATTAGAAGGGATAAAGCGGTTAAATATAAGCCGGCAAAAGATACCCGGACTCCAGCCCAAAAGAAAGCATATGAAACAGAGCAAAAGATAAGAAGGGTAGCCAATGCAGAAAAGAAACAATATGAGGCTATGAAAGTACGACTAGGGGATAAGGCTCCTAAAACTCTAGCCGCTTTCCGCAGAATGAAAAGAAAGAAGAATAAACAATGGATCCAGCTCCAAAAAGACTACAGGGACTCAATTAAAATATCAGATATGGAGAGAGAGGGCGGCTAATGCCGCTTTTTTTGTCGTTTGCTAGCACATTTTGACGAAATAGGGTTATAATACTATTTGTAAATAAAACGCCTCCTAGCGGCGGTATAACGCTAGTGTATGAGATAGCGAGTTTTCATCCTAACCGCTTACTCGTTATCCGTATTTATAAGCGGATAGAGATTAGCAATAAGGGAGACTATTATTATGTCAAAACAGATCGAAAAAGCTAGAGCATATATCGAGGCTAGAAAAGCCAAAAGTCCGTTTTTATTAGGCGGCTATAAATTCCTACAAGAGTTTTCCGAGGCTGGAGACGGCGGAGAAGGTGGAAACACTGGAGACGGCGAGACAGACGACGAGGACGACGATAGCGACGAGGATCCATCACTCGACGACTTGTTAAAAGATCCGGCTATCAAATCGCAGTTTGACTCTAAATTTAAAGAGCTATTTGATAAACGTCTTAAAGGGCTAGATTTAAAAGCAGCTCGTAAAGCGTTGAAAGTTCAACAAGAGCAGGAGCAAAAAGCGACTAAAGATAAAGAGGATCAAGACGACAAGACGGCAAACGATGAGGCAACAAAAAAAGCTATCAAGTTTGAGGAGAAAGCTAAACGTCTAGCGGTAAAAGAATATGCTGTAGACAATGATCTAAACCCTAAACTATTAGCTCGCCTTGTAGATCTATCCGCTATTGAAGTGGATGAGGACGGAGATATCGATCCCGACGATCTAGAGGAAGCGGTAGAAGAATTAACAAAAGAGTTCCCGGAGCTTTTTCGTAAAAAGACTACCGAGGACGATAGCGAGGATCAAGCAGACGATGAGGAGGATACAAGCCGCTCTCATAAAGTAAGCAAGACTCGTAAAAAGAGCAACAATCCTAAAGGCGCAGATCTAGCGGATATTGGAAAAAATATTGCGTTAGAACGTGCAAAACGTAAAGGGCGTCTTTAATTAAAAATAAGGGAGGCTAACACTCAATGAATTTACAACCTCGTAAAGAGACGATTATCGCACAAGATGAGGTGTTATTAAACACTCAAAATCTAGTATTCAAAGTAGGTGGCGTTACACTAAAAGGCTCGGCTTTTGCTGGAGTAGCTAACGACGTAGTTAAATCCGGTACGGCAATTATGAAAGAAGCAGCTACAGGTTTATTTGTACCTTATGCAGACGCTAGCGGATCTTTCCCAGCTGACGCAGAGGCTTATATCCTAGCTCAAGATACAGTGATTACAGACGGACAAAACTCAGTAAGCGGAGCTTTTGTTAACGCTTATCTAAATACTTCAAAATTAACAGGTGTTACAGCGGCATTTAAAGCAGCTACTAACCAACGTTACATTTTTGGATAATTCAATAATACAAAGGGAGGCTAACTAAATGCCATTACACGAAAAACAATTCGCTCAAGCCGCTTTTCAAGGCTACATTAACAATTATGTACCGGCTAAAGTACGTATTTTATCTAAATTCTTACCGAACAAGCCAATTTACGATACAAAATTCTCTTATAACGTAATTAACGGAAAATACGCTCAAGGAGCTTCTATTACAGGCTTTAACGCTGGAGCGCCTTTACGTTCTAAGCAAGGTCTAGAGAAAGCATTCGGAGAGGTTGCTAAGATCCAACATGGTTTCCGTTTGGATGAGGAGGAGTTATTACGTTATAACCAACCTCGTAACACTGAGGAGCAGCAGCAAGTAGTAGACGAAATTTTCGACAATACCGACGATCTAATCGAGGGTATTTTAGATACTGAGGAATGGATGCGAGCGCAAGTTCTTTACAAAGGACGCCTAGAGTATGCCGCTAAAGATGTAGAAATCGACGTAGATTTCGATATCCCAGCAGCTAACAAAATTACATCTACTACTCTTTTCTCGGATTATGCTAACGCTACTCCATTACAACAATTACAAGCAGCGGTTAAACAATTTAAAGATACTAACCGCCAACAGCGCCCAGTAGAGATGCACATGAGCGAAACTATGGTAAATGATTTACTTCAAAACGAACAAATCAAAAGCCATATTTACGGATCCGCTACGGATAGCCGTATCGTTACTCAAGCTCAATTACAAGCGCTATTCACTTCTCTAAATCTACCTACAATCGTTCTACAAGACGAAGTAGTAGACATTGAGGGCGAAACAGTCCGCTTATTACCTGAGCGTCGTATCGTATTCCTTGGAGCTGGAGAGGTAGGAAATACTTTTCAAGGTATCACAGTCGAGAAGAATTACAAACCGGGTATGTATGTTATTCCGGAAATTAAGGAGACTAACCCTCCAATGCAAGCCGTTTACGTGGGAGAAACTGTATTCCCTG